AGTATTAAAGAATATACTTATGGGGTGTATACGTCTCCCGAGTCAGATATACACTATATGTCCACAACTTTATCCACTCATACTCTTTTTCAGATACAATTCAGAAAGCTGTTGGACGAAGGTAAAAATCCTTGCGACACGGTTTTCGAAATCACTAGGGGAAAGATTGAGATTGTAATTGGAGAGCCAGTCAACGGTTATTCTTTACAAGTTACAGATTTAGAAAATTTTAAATCTGAAAAAGACCGCCCTTCTCTATTTACCGAAGGGAAGTATCTAATCCCTGCGGAAGTTGTATCGGCATTAAGACCATTTGATGGGCACCCTATTAATATGATAGACCTGTTTTTACAAATCCGAGAACTATTCCCGCGTATACCTGAGAAAGATATTAAGAAATACACAATTAAACTCTGTGAGAATGGAGTTCTTGATTTAAGAAGGGCTATGGAAAGTGTTGAGAATGAAACTAAATGAATATATACATAATGAAGCTATGGGTTCTGCTGAATGGTATATGTTATTAGCAATATTTATGGCCTTCTGGATGTTAATGTTTATGAGATTCTGGAACAAGGTGGGAATATGAAGGCTCCCTTTGGTGTATTGCAACCCCTATGGGATGCATGGAATGAAGCTTCATTTGATGAGACAATGGATGGAGAATACTTTAAAAGAGTATTAAAGCATCAAATAGAAGAAATAGAACTCGAAACTGAACAAGGAAGATTGTGGGACGAATGGATAGATGTTGTGTGCGTAGCGTTGAATTACTTACGCACTACAAGTATCACACCTGAAAATATAGGTAAAGCTGCTGTCAAGAGAGCGAACCGATATAATGGAAAGACGAAGGAAATACAGAGGAAGTATAAAGAAATGGAAGGGAAAGAATGATGAATGCACACTTTTTATGCGGTGAAGTTCTGGATAGAATGAAAGATATTCCAGACAATAGCGTAGACCTAGTGGCGACAGACCCTCCTTATAATATAGGATGGAAGTACGCCGAGGGTATACATGGAGTCGTGGACGATAAAAGAGACGACTACGACGAATGGGCAGCGGAATGGGTCAAAGAGTGTTTCAGGGTACTTAATCCAACGGGCAGCCTGTACATTATAGCCTATCATGAGACTTTAGGCGACTTCTATTGGCGCCCTTGTATGGAACACGGGCACTTTCGAAGATGGCTTACTTGGCCCTACAGGATGAACTATGGACACACCCTTAAGAACTATGTTAAAGCCCAACGAGGCATCCTTTACTTCACTAAGCATGAGCTTAACTGTACATTTAATGGGGAGGATATACTAATCCCCTACCCTGAGATGTCTCTTAAGCAGAAGCACGTTCAGAAAGCGATTGAGAAGCACGGTAGAGCCGGAAGGCCTAGTTACGACTGGTTCGGTGATATTAATGTTGTGCAACACACCCACCCTGAGAAGCAGCGATTTGAAAGTGAGTCTGGTATTTCTTCTATGAATCAAATTCCTGAAGCCTTGATGGATATATTCATAAAGGCTTCCAGCAACGAAGGTGATATTGTGCTTGACCCGTTCTGCGGAACAGGGACAACGGCTGCCTCTGCGCTGAAAAATAAGAGAAAGATTATTACCATTGACCAGTCGGATACCTACTTGCAGGTAGCTTTAAAAAGGGTTGAGGCTATGGTGTATAGAGAGTAAGAATGGTAACTACTAAAAACGAAGCAATGATACTTCTTTTAATAATGTTAAGACACGTTTCTAAAAAGAGTATTAGAAATATATTAAAAGATATGAATGAAGAAGTGGGCTGCATCACTGATAATAAATCTTTAAGGGATAGTTTAACTATGGCTTATAGATTAATAGGAGTGAACGATAGAGATGTCGAAAGAGAAATATGAAGTGCATGACTTGGTACGATACTTCCATAATGTACGCAACAAGAAGGGTGAATTAAATCCTATAATTGGTGAAGACAAGCTTGCAGTTACTTCTGCGCTTGCCTACTTATTAGAGGATAATAATATGGTTATCAAGGCGTATAGTGGTACCGGAAAGACCGTTATAATGGATGCGGTCTTCGGACTACTACCAGCCGAGTATTACCATACTATAGAACACCTATCTGAAACCGCCGTCTGGTATGAATCTGACAGAATAAATAGGGCTCGCTTTGTGGCTATACCTGAAGCTCAGAAATTACCAGAGGGAGTTATGGAGGTGATAAAAACATGGGGCGACAATCGGGCAGCGTTCAGGAAAAGAACCGATGTCACTATAGGAGAAACAGTAGAGCAGGTACTAAATCCTAAGTATGTCTTCATGTGTGTAGCAGTAGAAAATGCGAAGGGGTCTGCATATTTTGATGCAGAATTGGAACGAAGGTGTATGATAGGACATACAAACCCTACTGCTAAACAAACAGCAAGCGTCATTAAACATAAGCTGATGTATGCTGCCCTTCCCCGGAGAGAGCTTCTCTCAATGACGGATGAAGAAATCAGGGGACTGAAGCAGCATGTATTGGACGCAATTGGACGCAGGGATGATGAACGCGCGGTTCAGCTACGCAATCCCTGTGCGCCATTCCTAATGAATGCTATTCCAGCAGTCTTCCCTGTGTCTCGCTCAAAGGTTCAGTATCTATTGAAAGTAGTGAATGCGGTAGCGCGGTTTCACGAGGATGAAATATTGCATATTGAGAGAGACGGCGTAAAGTATGGATTAGTAACACCGAAACACAACTGGCTGGCTCTACGAATATACCTAGACACGTTTATCTCGGAATGCCTGCATATGCCTAGTCACGGAACTGATATATTACAGCTTTTCCCTGATACGGCATTGGACAGCTTTGGAATGTCCGCAGATGTAGTGAAGCTAACTGTAAGTGAAATTAAGAAAGAAGCGAAGAGGGCAGGGCTTCCCTTTACCAAGTTGACCCCTGTTCTATCAGCGCTGGTTATGACGGGCTTCCTTGAAATGGATGAAACGGAACGTGGTAAGACACGTTACTATAAGAGTCCGCTGATAAGCGACCCGTCAAAGAAAATAAAATGGGGTGAGTTAATTGGAGAAACAGAAAGGTTTGTACGAGAAAAGTGGCCTAAAATCGCTAAAGAATACATTGAGCGCTATTGCGGCAGTATCGAAATTGTTGACCCGTTTAGCGGGGACAACATTAAATTGGGTAAAGGAGCAAAAACAGCAATAGATGTTGAACTTGCAGACAAGGATGTGAAGGCGCCCTTTAAATCCAAGTCTGACGAGTTACTTTGGGATGGTGACATGACGAAGTTCTTGCTTCTTGCTACGGGCGACTATGACAGTAAAGAAATAAAACAAATAGAGAAAATGAAATGAGTAGTTTTGAAAATGCAATAGAGCGTATTAACGCAATGACAGACCTAATTGAGAGTAAAGGGGTTAAATTATCAGAGAGAATAATCCTCGAATTAATCAAGGTAGCACACAAGGAGTATCTAGATAATGAACCCAACACAACGATGCCCGACTTTACTGAACCGAGGTTCAACATTCCGATGGTTGTATACTCAATACAGAACGCACAGAACAAAAGAGTGTATGTAGGTAAAACCACTAAGGCGTTCGTCACCCGTTACAAGGATGGCCACTGGTGGAAAGACCATCACAATCCTGACCTCACACATGACCTGAGTAAATACGGCTACGCGAACTTCAACGTCAATATTTATCTTTGCGACAACGAGGAACAAATGGACAGTATGGAGGCTGCCCTGATTCGCGCCAACTGGAACTTCGCCTACAACCGCATCCCCGAGGCAGAAGTATGAAAGTCCCACTAATAGGCGTGTTATCACCTAATACTCGCAATATGAGGACAGGAGAGCTGCAATGCCTGATGTATCGTAATGGGCATAAAATGGCTAGCACCGTTCCATATAAGCCCTACTATTATGTACCTCACCCTGAAGGCTCTACTAAGCAAGTATTGGGGAGAGATACTATGCTACTAGCAAAAGTAGAATACACACCGGGTAAAGATATAGTGTCGCCTAGTGCGCTCTATGAAGGTGGTAGGGAGCACCTACTTGAGCGACTCTGTATCGAGCACCCCGAGCACTTTTATGATTACCCTTGTGAAGCCCCATTACGTTCTCTATGTTTTGATATTGAAACACATAGCCCCGATGGTGGCTTTCCCTTCGGGGAAAGATACCCCGTGGTGGCAATTGGGATTGTCACCTCAACCGGAGATAGAAAGGTATTTGTTTGGGATGGAGA